ATTGAGAAAGTTGAGATTGAAGAAATCAAAAGAAATAGCTTAATGGAAAATGGAAAACTTATATTAGATGCCTGTTGCGGCAGTAGGATGTTTTGGTTTGACAAACATAATCCTCTTGCCTTATTCGTTGATAAGAGATCGGAAATAGTAACTGCCAAGGACAGAGATAAAATCAGAACTATAGAAGTAAAACCTGATATAATAGCCGATTTTACCAACTTGCCGTTTGAGGATAATTCTTTTCACATGGTAGTATTTGACCCACCTCATCTAAAAACACTTGGTGAAACCTCATGGATGGCTAAGAAATACGGAAAACTGCCGAAAAACTGGCAGTCACTAATACACGATGGATTTACTGAGTGTATGCGCGTCTTGAAGCCTTACGGCACTCTTGTATTCAAATGGAATGAGAGTGAGATAAAAGCTGCGGAAGTTTTGTCTGTTATCCCGTTCAAACCTCTTTTCGGACATACTACCGGAAGACAGAGTAAGACAATATGGATGTGCTTTATGAAATTGCCAATTAACTAATAACTGATTAATTATGAATGAAGTTAGAAAGCTATATAACAATGATGGATGCGTTCTTAAAGAAGCGTCTAGCAATGACTATGAATCATGGAGTTCAGCAAGAACGCTTGGTCCTACGGAAAGAAGGAAAGAATACAGAAACCTATGTTATAATTTTGAATATGAGTGGGGAACTAATACCCCTCACTGTACAAAGAAAGGTGTATGTGATGAGGATTGTGAATACATGAAAAATTTTAAAGGATAAGATAATGAAAGGGAAAACGAAAATCGGCATTGAACTTTCAAAAACAGAAATGCTTGCCATTGGAACAGAAGTGGAAATCGTAGATATTCGCTATGGATGCGATATATTCTATATGTGCATTATACCATCAGGAATCCGCATCCCTATTGAGGCTTATAAAATAGATATAACAGATTATACACCTTTTGAAAAAAGAAGTAATACAGATTAGAAATGAAACAGACAGTAGAAGAAGCAGCATACGATTATGCTACTAATAAAACGAAGTTCAGAAAAGACGTTCTGAAAGAAGTTGACGCGGATACCTACGTTTCACGTCATGCTGATAGTATGGAAGATTTTCAATGTGGTGCAGAGTGGCAGTCAAAGCAATCGCCTTGGATTAACGTTAAAGAACGGTTGCCGGAAGAAGGGCAAAAAGTTTTTGTTTTGGTAATGTGGTATGGCATACCATGTATTCGAGAAGAAAAGTTTTGTAGAAGTAGCAATTTAGATACAAAGGAAAGATGGATTTTTGGAAATAGTATCGTGTTGGCATGGATGCCTATACCATCCTTTGACGATATACTCGAATCCAACAGGGATGTACTTGAACGAATTAAAGAAAAAGGAGATTGATTATGGAAATAAAGAACGTAGGACAACTTAGAAAAATCATAGAGAACCTTCCCGATGATTTTGAAATAGAGATGCGTATCAGACGCAAATTGACGGATGAAGAATTGAAAAATTGCAGATACCCTTATCCTTACGATACAGAGTATTTAACTTTGGAATTTGACGATATAGGCGTTTCTGACAAAGTATTGTGTTTGGGTGTAACTTCTAATGAATGAACGGTATGAAAGTAAATAACGGAATAATAATAGATGGGGTGCTGCATGAAATGGTTGAACTGATTGATGCGTCCTGTATGAATTTTGATTGCAGTAAATGTTCATTGCGTAAGGAATGCAATGAGTGTGAGATGAAGCATGAAACATATCTGTGCGATGTGATAGGTTGTTTCTTCTTTGTCTGTCGTGGTAAAGTAACGGATATTAAGATAGATAAGGAGGAATAACTATGACCGAAGAACTTGTAACATTAGAAACAGCGAAGTTGCTGAAAGAGAAAGGGTTTAATTGGAAGTGTGAACACACAATAAGTTGCGATAATATTATTAGAAGATACGACATTCCGCAAAGTATATCATGTTGTACGGAAATAGATAACGAACCAGTTGAATTTTTATGCCCAACATTATATGTTGCCCAGAAGTGGTTGCGTGACACTAAATGCCTCCATATTGAAATAGGCTATATGTATGGAGACTATTGGCTTTACGATATTCTGACAATACCTACCCATGACCTGATAGGATTGTCTGACAGACCTATTGTCCGTTATAATACCTACGAGGAAGCACTGGAAGCTGGAATACAAGAAGCATTAAAACTTATATGATTATGAGAACAATATTATTTACAATTATATTTATTATCGCCCTATTATGGGTCGGAGATCTCACAATTACATTTAAACCGTTTTCCATCTCGCTTCCCGGTTGGTATAAGCCTGTAGGTATCCTTCTATTTTTTCTGTCAATGGCGGTATATACTATAGGGGAATATACTAAAGGCTATAAACAGGGTTTCGATGATGGGATAAAGGAATGTGTTGAAATACTTAAAAAGAAAAATCCATGAGCAAACTATACAAAGTAACCATTTTCGGGGAATCATTCTTAATCGGATGGTTCCCTTTTTCTTCACGCTGGTATAACAAGCTAAAGATAATCAAATGATAGTACGTCATTTTATAAGAGTTCCGGTTGGAAGTACTGTCTATTGCGACAATCAGCCGGTTAAAATACTAGAGAAAGGATATGCCCTTGCTCTATGTGATGTTAATGGGAAACGGGTATATATCACTTGCTATGATTTGGAAAAGAAACCATTCGTCAGCACGAATGGGGAAGAATGAAAAAGAGCCAACCCACGCACGACCATGAATCAGCTCTTCCTTACACGATTATGATGCAAATATACTATTTACTTTTAAAATAATCGTGTTATGGAACTGGATTTTAACAAAATAATTCGCCTTAAAAAGATTAGAATTGAGAAATCAGAACTTTCAGAGGAAGAAAACGCCTTGACTGCCCCAATTTTGAAAGACAAAAGCCTTATCCATGAAATCTACAAAATATTCGTTGAGTTGCTGAATGAGAGAGGATGTCCGCCGAATATTGACAGTGTAACCCAGCGGAAAAAGTTCATTTTCATTATCCTGTATCTGTTTTCTCCAAGTTCGCTTGCTGGTGGAAAAATGACAGCAGGGTTACGCGAAGAGATGTCAAGGGTACTTGGGGTTCAGTCCAAGAGTACAATTTCCGACAACTGCGCTGATGTCGTGTTTCTCTATCAGAATTATGGGGATTTTAGTGGGGATATAGAGTATCTTTATACCGAAATCGTAAATCGGTTAAGAATCAAAGGGCTAATCAATTAATGAGCCGGGGCTTAGTGCTTCGGCTTCTATTATGTGTACACGGTGTTAAAAGTAACAAATATGTTATTTCTTTCTTCACCTTTGCTTGTTTTGTTGTAACAAATATGTTACTTTTGTAGTGTCAATTAAAAATGTTCTTTGATTTTATGAAGTATTCAGAGTTTTACAAATTGATTGAATCAGCTGGCTGGACAATCAAAAAGGGAAAGAAACATTATAAATATGTTCATCCCGACTTTGACTACTTTATTCCTGTTGGCAGACATCAGTCTCAAGAGATACCAAATGGTACTCTTGACAGTATGTTGAAAAAGGCAGGGTTAAAGAAGTGAAAGGACTGCACCCACTTCGGTGGGTGCTTTAATTGACGAATTTAAAATACACGATTATGAAGAAGATTAAGGCAATTATCGAAAAGGCGAATGATGGGGGTATTTCCGTATATTCGGAGGATGTGAACGGAGCGTACGGTTTTGGGCTTACAGAGCAGGAAGCGAAAGATGATTTTATGTCCGTACTTGAGGAGCAGGCCGAATATTATAAAGAAAAACATGGAGACTTTCCTGTGTGGTATAAGTCTGGGTATTCTGTTGATTACATATATGATTTAAGCGGATTCTTCGAGGCATTTCCTTTCATAAATGCCAGTAAGTTTGCAAAGGAAATTGGCATGAATGAATCTGTCATGCGGAAATATAAGGGAAAGATTGTAACAGCTTCCGATAAACAAAGAGCTCTTATACAAGAGAGATATAATAATCTTCTCAGAAGAATGGAAGCTGTCAGATTCTGATATTCTAGCCGTGAGGCTCTGATATAAAATCAAGAACTAATTGACAACAGAAGGCGCATCGTTTTGGTGCGCCTTTATTGCTTTTAATGAGGTTATCAATGAGTAAGCTGGAGTTTAGTGCTCCGGCTTAGTTTTATAGAATAAGTTTACATCTATGCCTAGATTTGTATATAATGTTTCTATTCCTTCTTTCAACAGATTATCACACATTTGCTTTAATATAAATTCCGTAGGAAACAATATTTCTTTAGATGATACTTCGTCAAAATGGTAATACAGGGCATTGTCATTGCCAACATAAACTTTAGGAAAGTTGTTTCCTTTGAATTGGTCAGATGTAATATCTACATCAAAGCCATCGCAATGCACCCATGTATGAGGATAGTTTCTATAGAATGGAGTTTTTTGCCTTATTTCAACAAAGTGAGATTTTTTGCATAATATATCGTAAATCCATATAGAACTAAGTGCGCAAAAACCATTAGGGAAAGATGTGAAGTATCCACGTTTTTGACATTGCTCAACTTCTTTTCTGATGTTCCATGCAATATTGTATATAGTTTCTTTCTTCATATTTTTTATTTATAGTATTCTTTCCCTCGTATATTCTTGTGTTCCGGCATACGTGGCTCTTCGTCAAAATGAATTTTTCCACCACAGTGAGGGCAGGTAATAGCATTTTCATCCTCTCCTTTCACTTCTTCCGGTGACGCAAAGAGCTGCCACATGGGTACATCTAAGGCAGTGGAAATTTTTTCAAGTGTTGGGTACGATGGTGACACTATCATACGTGAAAGACTCTCACGTGCGATACCTAATTTGTCAGCAAGGCTTGTTATGGTTAAGCCTTTCTCTTTTATTACTTCTTTGATTCTATTCATGGTTATATGATTTGTTTTTACAAAGATACGCTTATTATATGAGTGTGATATATATCTATCACTAAATAGTGTTAAATGTGATATTAAATATCACTTTTTGTTTTGATGTGTGATATATATACCTTACATTTGTATCATCAAACAAGAAGTAATAACAATTAAAACATAGAAGATATGAAGACAACAGAATTTAAGAAAGGTCAGTCAGTGGTCGTAACTACTAAAAAGGGCAAAGTAGAGGGCACTATATCATGCGTTGATATGAATGTTTGCACTTTTGAAGTTGAATACTCTGTAGATTACCTAAAAGAGGGCAAAACATGGACTATGATTTGTGTGCCTGCAAGAGCGATAGAATTAGCATAAGTTTAATCAGCAGGGCGAAAGCCCTGCGCAATATAGAAGAATATGAAAGAAAATATATTTTTAAAAGCAGTTATAGAAAAACCGTTATTGAATAATGAACCAGAAGTTTTACACCTT